TTCAAGAGGTTATGCTAGGACTAGTAGCTCACCTCCATGTCGGCTTGGATATGACCCATTTTATCGGCGGCAATATGCGGAAGCTTGGCGATCTAGATGATGAGCTAGAGAGTGTAATCCTAGAGCCAGATCCTGAACTCGTAGAAGCCATAAAAAAAGAAGCTGCTGAGAAAATAAAATCCAACATTTTACAATTTAAAAAGAAGTTACATTAAATGAAAAATCCTAACACTGAAGAACTAATTAGACCATTTGACTATGGTGAAACTCAAGCTGCAGTTGAACGAGATATGGTCAACAGCCCAGCGCATTATAACCAATCAATAGAATGCATCGATGCAATGAAAGCTATGGCTGATGGCTGCGATATAGACTCTCATCAGGCTTACTGTTGGCAGAACATCTTTAAGTACCTCTGGCGCTGGCCTTACAAAAATGGCGTCGAGGATCTGAAGAAATGCCGCTGGTATTTAGACAGATTAATATCTGAATTAGAATCTGAAAAATGAAATGTTGGCATTGCAGATCTGAACTGATCTGGGGTGGTGATCACGATTGCGAAGAAGAATCCGATTACCTGATTGAAAGCAATCTTAGCTGCCCAACCTGCCAATCATTTGTCCTAGTATATTATCCCAAGAAAGAAATAATTAATGATAACAAAAGAAGACATTGACGCATTCGCAGATATGCAAGAACCACCCTCCCAAGCCGGACTACATGATATGCCCAAGGATTGGGATAATCACTACCAAACACCTCTCCAAATGGTGCGTGAGTTTGCAAAGCGTATGGAGCAACCTCTGGATCAAGAATGGTATTCAGATATCGATTTAGAAAACCTACGTTTTAGCTTTTTACAGGAAGAGTTTGATGAGCTTGCCGAAGAAAGCAGCAAAGGAACAGATCCTGAAAATATGCTCAAAGAGTTAGCTGACCTTAGTTATGTAATTAACGGATACTGCGCCACATATGGATGGGATTTAGACAAGGCTGTAAGGCGAGTTCACCTCTCAAACATGAGCAAATTAGGCTTAGACGGCAAGCCAATAAAAAATGCCAAGGGCAAAGTTATTAAAGGCCCAAATTATAAAAAACCCAACTTAAAAGACTTAGTGGAGTAACCATGACTACAAATTATTTACCAACTGATTACCAAACTTTTATTGCAACTAGCCGATACGCAAGATGGCTTGAAGATGAAGGGCGCAGAGAGACTTGGTCTGAAACAGTAACGCGATATATGGATAATATAATTCCTTCTAAAGTGGACAAGAAAACAAGAGTAGAAATAGAGGAAGCTATTTTAGGTTTAGAGGTTATGCCTAGTATGCGTTCCCTTATGACTGCAGGGCCAGCGGCTAATAAAGATAATACCTCTATGTACAATTGTTCCTATCTAGCTGTTGATGATCCTAAATCCTTTGACGAAGCTATGTATATTTTATTAAACGGCACTGGCGTAGGGTTCTCTGTCGAGAGCCAATATGTAAACAAATTACCAGAGATACCTACTAACCTATATCCTAGCGATACCACAGTTATTATCAGAGATAGTAAAGCTGGCTGGGCTAAAGGTTTTAGACAAGTTTTGGCTTTATTGTGGGCTGGAGAAATACCTCAGTGGGATGTTAGCAAAGTTAGACCAGCAGGTGCTAGATTAAAAACTTTTGGGGGCAGGGCTAGTGGCCCAGCGCCTCTAGTAGATCTATTTAACTTTGTAATTAATACCTTTAAAAATTCTGCAGGGAGAAAACTAACTCCCTTAGAGTGCCATGATATTATGTGTAAGGTAGGAGAGATTGTTGTTGTTGGCGGCGTCCGACGTAGTGCTATGATCTCGTTATCTAACTTGAATGATGATCAGCTTCGTTATGCTAAATCTGGAGAGTGGTGGGATGATGAAGCCGCTGGCATAAAAAGGTTTGGATATAGAGGTCTTGCTAATAATTCGGTTGCTTATACTGAAAAGCCTGAGATTAAGTCTTTCATGCGAGAATGGATTTCCTTGGTAGAAAGCAACTCTGGAGAAAGAGGTATTTTTAATAGACAGGCTTCTCAAAATCAGGCTGCACAAAACGGTAGGCGTGACCCAGAGCATGACTTTGGAACTAATCCATGCAGTGAGATAATTTTGAGAAAAAATCAGTTTTGTAATTTATCTGAAGTAGTTGTTAGAGCAACAGATGATATAAAAGCTCTTGAAAATAAAGTTAGACTAGCAACTATTTTAGGAACTATACAGTCTACCTTTACTTATTTTCCTTATTTACGAAAAATCTGGAACGATAATACAGAAGAGGAGAGGCTGCTAGGAGTTAGCTTAACAGGAATTATGGATAATCCCTTGATGACTAACCAAAACAAAGCTCTGGAGCAAACCCTGAAGCATCTCAAGCAGATAGCTATTGATACTAATAAGGAGTGGTCTAAGAAGCTAGGAATACCTCAGTCTGCAGCTATAACTTGCGTGAAACCATCCGGCACAGTTTCTCAGCTTGTTGATAGTGCTAGTGGATTACATCCAAGGCATTCAGGTTATTATATCCGCACTGTGAGAGGTGATAACAAAGATCCACTAACACAATTTATGAAAGATCAAGGTATTCCTTCAGAGCCAGAGCTACAGAAGCCCGACTCAACTACGGTATTCTCTTTTCCAGTAAAAGCTCCTGACGGTGCAATATGTACTGAGCATGTACCAGCTATTGAACAATTGAAAACTTGGCTTGTCTATCAGAGACATTGGTGTGAGCATAAACCTTCGATCACTTGTAATGTTAAGGCAGATGAATGGTTAGAAGTAGGCGCTTTTGTTTATGAACATTTTGATGAAATGTCGGGTGTTAGTTTCTTGCCTTATAACGAACACATTTATCAGCAAGCTCCTTATCAAGAATGTAGTAAGGAAGATTATACAAAGGCTATTGCTGATATGCCCTCTAAAATTGATTGGACTAAACTATCTAGCTATGAAGTTGAGGATAATACTAGTGGCTCACAGACGATGGCTTGCTCTGGAGATGTTTGTGAGGTTGTGGACATTTAAACCCTTATTTTTAACAAAAAAACCCCTAAGTCACTTGACCTAGAGGCTATATTATTTTATATTATTACTTGAACGATTAGTCACCGTTCTAGTTGGTAAAACCTCTGATTGTGTTATTTCCTATAGTTACAGTCAGAGGTTTTCTTTATTTTAAGATGTCCTCAACTTGTTTAGAAACAGCAGTACTAACTGTATTAGATACCTCGTTAGCTAGTATATTAATATCCCCAACTTCTCTTACATAATCTTCTACATCAGGGTTATCTTCGTTGTAGACTATTGATCTTACTATACCGCTGGTTATGTAATCCGTAATTTCTTTAATCTGCGTAGGCGAGGCTGTTTTCTCTTGGCTTATTTTTAAATATTTTATTAATAAATCTGGATTAGACATCAAGGTATCATAAGCCATAGCATAGTAGCTATTAGGGTTAATTGCATTTAGTAAGTTACCTGTTACTGTACCAATTTTTGTACCTAATGAGTTTAGAGGTCCAAGGGTAGCTTTAATCATACTTGAAACTCCACGCTCACCTTGTCTTTGAATGTTTTGTAGGTAAGAAGCAGTCTGGGATTGTCCTTTAATTATAGACCCAGTTTTCATAGTATCATTTATATCAGCTAACTCTAGCATTGCCCTAGATATTTGTAATATTTCTGGGTTATCTGCAAAAACGATATCTCCAGTTGCAAATAGGTTGTCAGCTTCTTCGCTCGACTTATAGAAGCTGCTATATTTAGGTCTTTTATTTCCTAAAGAATCTGTTCTAGGATTAAGCATCTTCTGTCGGAAGTTCTTATGCCAAGCTGCTTTAATCCCGCTTAAAACTGCAGGATTTCCAGCCGCTCTATCCATAAGCTGTTGAGTAGCCTGAACACCACCATTTAGGTTATTAAATAAATCGGTAAAAGCTTTGTATGGTTCTTTTGGATTATATGTTCCACCAAGTTTTTGTACAAAAAATCTAAGTTCTGATGCATCTATGTCATTTTTGACCTTTGTAGCTCTTTCTATTGCCTCATCTACATTTTTCTGAGCGTTATTTCTAACAACATTTGCACCGTCAGTCAGTGCTTTCTTTCCTTGTGCCGTTAATGCCAATTCTTCCATATTAGCGAAAAAAGCGTTAAATTCGTCACTTCTTTCAGGAAAGTTTTCTCTTAAAATTCTACCTACTTCTCTAGCTTTGACTGCAATGTCTATTGGAAGAGGTCCACCTTCTGAGGACTTGGCTACTTTGTTATAAAAACTAAGTACAATGTCAGACATGATATAATTATAAGCATTATCAGGATTAGCAAAGGTAAGTTCTTTTTCTTTAAGTAACTTAATAACCTGTTTTGCTGCGGCTGCACTACCAGAAGCCGACGAAAATATTTCATCCACAATTTTTTCGCTGCCTATATTAAAATCTACCTGACCCACTTTTGGATAACCTGCTTCTAAGTCGGCTTTGGAAGTGCGTCCGATTGTATTACTCTGTAAATCTCCAAACTCTCTTAATTTACCATCTCTCCATGTAGGTGCATATTCGCGTTTATAATACTCCATAGCTTTTTTTACTTCAGGTACTGCTTTTCCATTTAATTCTGCTAGTTTTTCTACCTGACCATCAATGCCGTGGACTATACTTCTTATAGCAGATCCTACTTCTCTTTGACCATTATCAAAGCTCTCTGAGGCAAGCTTGCTTAAAGCAGGTCTTACTTGATTATAGA